ATATGTGTCGGGAACTCTAGTAAGTTTTAATGGATTACCTACACCATCTAATGTTTTTAATCCTCTACCTACCTTTCTCTCATATCTATCAACGTGTTTTGCTATCGCAGTACCCTTGACAGGCTTCTCAAATATTTGGTGGACATGAAAGCCTCTACCTGTAGCCACTACTCTTATATCTCCCTCTATTTTAGAGAGTAAAGTATTAACATCATCTTTAACGGCTATAATATCATGCTCTTCTGTAGTATCAAAATCCCACCACGCTCTATCCATGACTACTGAATCTGTATCGTACTTCCATGCTCTAGTAGGATGTTTTCTCTCAAAAGAATACAAAGAAGTATAGATAGAAGCCTTACCATTAATACGATTAATATAATCGTCAAAGACTTTTCTACTATCGCATTGACGACGGCGAAGCCCTATCTCTCTTGGAAAATTAAGAAGCATAGTATCACCCTTCTGTTATATCTGCTACTTCTTGTTGATGACCGCAAGCACAACCACCTATTAATATGACTCTAGGTTTATGACCTGCTTGAGCATTTACTTGAACCATTTCTTCAAACCCTTCCCAATCTTCTTCTTCCCCACAAGATTTACACATAGCGACTACCTTCATGCTTCCACCGCTTTTAATTTGAATACTAAGAATGACCCTAATACTAATAATGCAATACTACCTATTTCTATAAAAGGGCTAAAATTTAAATCTACCTGTATATTATCTGTAAGTTTTCTTATGTTTATTATCTGTATCATTATATCACAACCATTTCTCAATACTACCCGTCATTTCGGACTCACAATTTAAGTGAAAGTCACACCACATCGGGCAGAAAAATTCATTCCACACCATAGGGTAGTCTTGGAGTGTGAGTGATTCAATAGTATCATATAAAGATGCCTCAAAGGAATTAATAGAGCGAGTAGTTATAGGTTCTAATAAAGCAAAGCCGTTAGTCTCACCTACCCACATTGTCTTACCTCTCTTCTTATACTCATCAAGAAGTTTGTCACCTTCTTTAATTTCATAATCGGGAGTGAGGTATAGGAAGTGTGTTATTTCATCATACCCCAATAGTTTTAATAACCTAGTATAATATACTAATTCTTTTCTAGTTCTTGCTAGTTTACCCATGTTCATATTACCTGTCTTTAATTCTACTAGGATTAAACCACCACTAGGGTGTCTAATAACCCCATCAATCATACCTACCCATATCACAGGGGTTTTACCACTAGGTAAATCTAACTCTTCATATACTTGGTGTTTTACTTCCGCTTCTATAACCTCTAAAGAACCTAAGTCTGTAGCAATAGTATGTAATAAACTACCTAAAGCAGTAGCACCTTCATCATCTTCGTAGCCTTCTGCTAAAAGAAATCTTTCCATATCTTCCGGCTCACCTAGTATGCCTGTTTCCATAGCACTATGTATAATAGTACCACGTATCATAGCCTCGTTAGGTGGAGGAGAAGGTACGTCTGCTACATATCTCCAATAGAATTGTCTAGGGCACATCTTATATGTCATATAAGATGACTTAGAAATTCTTAATATTTCTCCCGCAGGTTTATAAGAAGATTTACTAATCTGCTCCTTACTTGCTTGAGTCATTATTCTTCTTCTCCGCTATCCCATTGGTCTATAGTAGTTTGGTTTTTATCTAAAAGAACACCACAAGACGGACAGTTTTTATCAACAGGTACGGCTTTAAGAAGTGGACTTAGAATTTTTTGGTCACAAGAAGGACAGTGATGTTCTTTAATACTATCAGTCTCTTTTAAAATACCAAATACTAGAGAGTTTAATCTACCTATATCAGAAGTCATAGCATTAATTAATTGATTAATAACTCCTCTCATTTCATGTATATCTTTTTGTAATTGTTTAACAGTAGGCTTACCACTACTTCCTCTACTTCGGCTCATAAAACTATAGGTTACTTCTTAGGTTATAAACTTATAGCCAAGAGACATTACCTAGTCCTCTCATAGCGTTAATTAAAGGTTGTGTAGACCAACCCATCAATTCATAGTAGGGAGTTACTTTCTTCACTACGAATCTTTCACATAAAATTCTGTAGCCTATATTTACTATACCCGTTATATCTTCCGGTTCATCGAAGGCTATATATTTACCTCTATCATCAAGAGTAACCTTAAAGAATGAACCACTATGATAACCCTTACCTAAATTTTCATTAGCCCATGCCGCGCCCGCACTAGGGCCGGACAAAACTTTGTAGTCGCTAAGGTTCTTATCTAGTTTACCCTTCATACATAATTCAGTTACATCTATACTACCATTTACTATACTGTCTATAATTGGTGTAAGTATATTATTGACTGTGGCTTCTTGCTCACCATTTAATATCATCTGTATAGTATTACCCATAACTTCCTTCATAATAGGGGGCATCCTAGCCTGTTTCATTTCTATACCCTTGATATACATTTTAGGTTCGTGGAACTCTCCATCACTCCATGTTACATTTCCTGCATACCTATTCTTAGCCATCAAGACCATAGAGGAACACCACTTCTCAAACTCTGTTTCTATAGGACTCATTTCCTTGTTGATAGTGGCTATCAAATCTACTCCTGCCTGTGGATTATCTATAACACAAAAGATACTGTCTGTGTGGCCGTACAACACCTTAGAACCTGCTTCCTCGGCACACTCTTTGAGTCTACCTAGAGTAGCCCTAGATGTATATGTTATAGCAGACGCTACTTCGGGATGATACAGACCATACTTAGCATCTCCGGCTACACCATACATAGATGCGACAAGAGATTTACAAGCGAACTGCATTGTATCCCATTTATCATAGTTAGTAGGGTCAGATTTCATAAGTTTTTTAAATTTATTCCTAGTCTCTGTAATGTAATCCATTTGTCTAACTAGAATACCTTTATCACCTTCTGAAAATGTAGTACCGTTACCACAATCAATTCCTATAGGGTCTAAAGTATCCCAAGAAATATTATATAAAGAAGCATTACTGTGATACATGGCTTTTATATCTAAGATACCTACGTTCTGATAAACTGCCGGCTCTACTTCCATAACTTCTGCTCCGGTGTAAGGTTCGTACTCAAATTGTGGGTTAGTAGGTATTCTTACATTTGTTTTAGGGTCTTTTAATACTAGACTAGAAAACATCTTAGTAATAAAAGGGGTAGAACGAATATCACACTGTACTAGATGTTGTAAAGCAGTATAATACCCAATAGCATTTACTTTAGAGTCTAATTTAGGTAAGAGTCTTACGTCTTGCCTAGCATAATGTAAATATAATGGAGGGTCAGTCAGATATGTGTCGTGACCATCGGGAAGTTCTATTTTCTTTTCCCCTAATGCTTCCCAAGCAACGTCATCTAATTTATACGAAGGTAATTTACCATTCTTAAGTTCCCATAACTTTGAGAAGCCTATCATCAAATCTATACAAACTCTACCCACTATTGGTTGTTCCCAATCTCTATAATTATAATTGATTCTTCTGTAAGGACTCATCAAGGAAGGATTCAAACCACACGCTCTACTCCTCTCTATTATAGTCTTTATATCAGCGCCTACTACATACCATCCAGTAATAATATCGGGGTCTTGTTTGTTCATGTAACCTAAGAAATGCTCTAGCATATCTGTCTCATTAGCAAATCCCATAGCCGGTGTCTCATAAGTATAATCCCCATATTTATTAAACATAGTAGTCTCGGTTAAGTTTTTATCTACAAACCATACATATTCTTTGTCTGTAAAAGAATCATTAACTACTATAATCCTCATCTTATTAGTCGCGGGACTCCATTCGCAATCAAGATACCAAATCCTATGCTCGTAATGTTTGTATGGTTCGTGACCATTATTAATCCTATCAGATAAAACTCGATTAACATACGGTATGTTTGCTTCCCATGTAGGTATGTGTGGGTTTTGATTTTTAAAATCATATACAAATCTAGGGTCTGATACTAAAATCTTAGTCAAGTCTTCTCCGTACACTCCTTTGTACCCACTCTCCTTACTAGATGCCGATATTCCTATCGCATCTTTATCTTCTATAAAAAAATAAGGGTTATAGTTAGTTAGTTTATCAGTCTTACGAACACCTTGCTCATCTCTATAGCGCACATTAACTGTACGGCCTCGACCTTGAGTAACTATCACACCTATTCCTCTTGAGCATTCGTAATTCTTTTGTGTACCCTTGTAGGAATCTCTAATTTTACTAACCATTGGTTTATGGCAGTAGGTGTAATACTAAACTCCTTACCTATATCTTGCATAGACCTACCTTGTACCACATAAGCATCATGTAACCATAGTGGGTCGCGATATTTCTTTGGCTTATTCTTTTCTATTAAAGTAATGCTAACACTATATCTTTCATTTTGTGCAATAGCATCACCATCTACACCAAGATTAATCATACCTCTTAGAGTATCTACTACGTCTGTTATTAATTCTTCATCATACATTGTTGTACTAATCATTTTATTCACCTATTATACTTGCTTGGAAGACAAAATCTTCCGACCCTAACTCTATCAACATTTTAATTCCCTGTTCGGGGAACTTATAAAAGTTGAGTTTGATAGAACCATTAAGATTACTGAAAAGATTATCAAGACCACCCTCAAAGGTAGCCTCCCAATCTTGTGTGGAATCTGTGCTTAAAGAATAAAGAGTTTGACCTTTAAGTTCTTTACCTGTTTGTATAGAAAACCCATCGGAGTTAGCAATAAAACTATAACGGTTAATTTTCTGACCATTCATCGAATCACAACGTAAAGCCTCAAACAAATGTATAGCGTCTATAGTATGTTGGAAGAACGGTGTAATTTTCTCACCTGTATTTGTTACATAATTATAGACACCATCCTGTATAACAAAAGAACGTGCTATCGCCAAAGATTTAGTAGTCCATTCCATAAGTGTAGCAGGGTTGTGAGGATAAGCAGTAGCCTTAGTAGACCCTGTTATAGTGGTCTGCTTACTTTTAGATTTAACTTTAACTTTATCACCTATCCAAGATAAAGACAGTGGGCCACCGTGATACTTTAATACACCTAAGAAATCTTTAATATTAGTTATAGGTATTTCTTTATCGCCTAACTTACAAGTAGCGAAACAAGAAAACTTGTTCAAAGAAGTTACCCCATCCTTAACTAGAGAAACAACCTTAACTTTATTATCGTCGGGTATAAGAATACATGAATGTACTTGGTCTTGTTGTTTACCCGCTATAGTTTGTGGTCTTCTGACCTTCTCTAATAGAATTCTAAGAGTATCACCATCAATTGTTATCATTCTTAGCACCTTCTGTTAGGAAAGGTAGACCATGCCACTCTACTTTAGCATTCTTAACGCTTAGAATAGTGTGTGTGCTACCTACGTATTCCATGTTACTACCTTTCATCTCTTCTATTGTAGCCTTAACTGCCCACTCACCATCTGCTAGGGATTTGTCACCCTTAACTCCGGCGGCCATGTCAGCCTTCTTCATGTATCTTGATAGGAATATTTGTTGAGAGAACCTACGCATAGTACCTTTTTCCCAATCCGGTCTTTCACCAACGGCCATAAGAACTTTCTTACCTGTTCCGTCATCCATATATTGTTGTACTGCCTTCAAGTGGAAGGTGTTAAATATTTTAGACACAGGTAAAGCATGAAGTCTATCAAGAACGTCACGGTTTAATCTGTTACGCTCTCTCCACTCTTTCTGATTAAAAGAATCATCTTCGTTTTCTATAATTCCTTTAGCAAGTAAAGATTGCCTCATAGCAAACTCACACCATTTAAGGAATGTAGAACCACCATCAAATACTATACCACCATGTTGTTCCGGTTGTTCTGCTATATCTTCTGCTAGAAGATTGATAAACCACTTGGTCTTGTTGATAAGAGCCATGTGATTCACAGAATTATCTTCGTGGTAGATAGAATCGTCAGACTCATCTAACAAAGGTATAACTCTAATATTATCAGCATTAGGGTAAAGATACTCTACTGTAGCACCTGCTGAATTATCTATATCTAAGATAGTAATAGTTTTACCGTTATCTATTTCTTCTTGTAATAAAGAAAGAGCAAGACCTGTTTTACATGAGTTCTCATGTGCCACAAGAGCCATCCTATATTTTTGAGATGTAGTTTTCTTAGTATCTAAAAGCGACCTATAATAATCACGGTCATATAATTGCGTAGGTGCATTCTTTACTTCTTTTTTAGCCACTGTATTGTTTGTTTGATTTCCCCAAGACATATTATTCCCTCATACTTCTTTGCTTATAAACTTGTCAGCAGGTAAGGCCACTAACGCGTCAGATAATAGTACTAATACCGCTATGGATACTGCACTTCTTATAGAATTTATAGTAACATCAACGGGGTCATAGACTCCTTTCTCTTTCATATCGAAACCTAAGTCAGCCCCTTCGTCGTAATCTATTTTAGGATACTGTAAGATACCAGCATTGTCTAGTAATGTTTCTTCCGGTGTGGCAAATGTTTCTCTTATAATCCCTAAAGTACTTTGTTCTCCAAAATGTCTAAGTAACACACCACCACCCGCAATCACTCCGTTTCTTTGTGCGGCCCTAACTGCGTTTACTGCATCATCTATTCTTTCTTTACGCTCTCGCAATTCTATTTCTGTATTAGCGCCTACTTTAATGGATGCAACACCATCAGTTAATCGTGCAAGTCTACGACTAATTGTCTGTAACTCCCAATTGTTAGTAGTATTCTCTTGTTTTTGATACAGACTATCAATGTGACCGTGATTTATGTCATCCTTATCTGTTAATAGCATAGTAGTATCTTTACCACAATCTGCTCTTAATACATAACCTAAGTGGTCTTGTTTAACCTCTATAATAT